CAAAACACCAAGTGGTGGTGAGGCTGTTAGGCAGAGCTTAATTTTTACAAATGCTGATTTTAACGATTCTACCGTATGGAGTGTTCTTCAGGATCACACCCATAACATTGAGATAACGGTAGATTATTACAAGGTAAAGGAATATTCAATTGATCTGCCTATAAGATGGAACATGCTAGGAGATAGTATAACTGATTTTTGCGATAGCCCATCAAGCAACGGAGTTCAGTATATGATATTTCTCCCCTCCAGAAAGTTTTTTGCAAAAAATACAGATTATCACACCATCCTCTATAGCGTTTATTTTTAACTGTATCGCACTACCAGCATTCATTAGCTTACTCGATAGAAGATTGAAGTCTGGGCTACTGCTAGTGTTGAACGATGGATTGAAAGTTAAATTTGTTTCTGATATTTTTTCAGTAAAACCACCTAAAGAAGAATCAAAATATTCTTTAGTTACGTAGTTTGAAAAATCAATTAATATTTCTTTCGTTACGCTCCATACATCTCCCGCAAGTGTCAATATATTTAAAAACCCAACAGGGCTAAGTGTCGGCCCTGCAGATTGTGTGTAATCTCCAGACGGAACAAAAGTAAATCCATTCGTAACTGTTGGATTGGGAAGCACGCTCCCTGAAACTTCTATATATTCACTCGCCCCTATACTCGCCACATAAGGAGCTATGAAATTTGCAAGCTCATTTATAGTAGCTTTGCCTAATTGGCCATTTGTAGCCGCGTGAGGAAACAAACGATCTAACGCTAGTGTAACATTCTCCAACTGCGGTATAGTTACAACGTCTATATTATCTGGGTTAATTGCCATTATTTTACTTCTATTAAATTATTGTTTCCGTCGGTTATTAGTTGCGTGTTACTTTTCCCAAGAACAGTTTTGTATATTGATTCTTCTAAAATTGGCTTTCCAACGCCTGTAAAATTTGCCGTAAATGAAAAAGGAGTATCCATGCCCTGTGTTTCACGGTAGCTAGTAATCCATACCTTTCCCTCTCTGGTGATAGAACCTTGAACATCATCCATTTTACACCAAAACGTTATCTTATTTCTAACAAGCAAGGCAAGCTCTTGAAAGTTGGCTTTTGCAAGCTTATCGGCTTGCTTAAGCCCTATTGCAAATCCATCACCACTAAAATTCCAACTAAGATATCCAGGCATCGAGCTATCATATCCTCCGTCGCATTTGTTGCGTGTAGATATTGGGTCTACATCCATGCCAAAGTCGTTAGAGGTAAGACATACTATTGGCCTATAATCTAATCCACGTTCAGCCGTTAACGGTGTAGTCGTATCAATCCATAAAATGTAACTGCTGCCGTTTAGTAAATTCATTTAGTTCAAATATACAATTTTGATTTGTAACAACAATACTACTTGGTGGACTGTATCAATAAATCGCAACTATTCAATTGGCATACTCCCAAAGTGATTAAGCTATTCGATAGCTGTATCTCCATGTAAAGACCGTTAGTCCTTATAATATCAGTAACATATAATGGCAATGGAGCAACATTATGATTAACACCGCCAGCTAATATTGTAACCTCACCAGCATCTACGTAAGCGGTAGATTGAGTGTCTGGAAATGGAAAATATAACGGAACTCCTGCACTTACACCGTTTGGTACAGCAAACCTATACCTAAGCGTTGCCCTAGTAGTAATTAAATTTGTTGTCGTAACAGCATTAAAAAAAACGATATAGTTTTGGTCGTTCTTGTTGTAGAACCTAAACAAATTTGCAGTAGAATCCCACATGATCATTTGATTGCCAGATGAAGGATCTTTGCCAAATGTATTTACGTTAAAGCTGGAGGTACCATTGAATACAATCCTTTGCCATGACGTTGTTATATTTAACGTAGTATTTTTATTAACCCTCAATCGGGGTTGTCTTGGGTTGTTTGCCATGCCTATAAATGTACGTATTTATACTTAAAACTTGAAAATAGATGTTCCGTTTGATTTATAACTTCCTGCATCAAATTGGTTAGCTAAAAGATCATTGGTTATTCCATTTATAGTAGCTGTAACTACCACCGAATTAATATCGCCACTTGTCTTTATAATGTTTGCTGTGTATCCATTCATTACCACCGCGGTAGGCAGTGTAATAGCTATATTTCCACTTGTTGTATCCACATAAATGGTAACGTTACCATTACTTCCAAAGTCCGATAAAACAACTGTATAAGCAGACGATTTGGATAGTACATTATCATGCGCAACAAAAGCCGATATAGCGGTAGTTACAAAAGCCGTTGTAGCAATGCTAGTGTCGTTATCTCCTGCCGTTGGTGTGGGAGCTTTTGGATCGCCTGTAAAAGTAGGGCTTGCAATATTTGCCTTTCCGCTAATGTCAACGGGTGATGGTATTTCCGAAAGCAAAGCTAATCCACTACCGCCAAATTGTGGTCTAGTAGTAAAATTCCAAAGCCCCGAAATGGTTGCGGCCAAAGTTTTAATATTAGTCCACCATCCCAATAATTTTAAAGGGGTAACAAACTTATCATCGTTAGTTCCAGCGGCGGTTTCAACAGCCGAAGCTTTAACAGGTATTTGGTCTGTAGTTGCAAATCCCGACAAATCAATATAAGAAGTCCCTGGTTGGGTTGTTATTGAATCTGGCTGGCCTACACTCAAACCCTCTACGCCTTTTTCAGATCCATAATCCTCAATATTAAATTCCTCTACATAATTTGGCTCATTTATTAGAACCTCCGCAAAACGTAACGTATGATATCCTGTCTTTATATCAAACTTACCAGAAAGAAATATCCATCCTGTAGGGCTAAGTAAATCAACCTGTAGCAATGTGTTAATGTCAATGTATCCAAATCCAACGAACTTAGCCGTAAATGTTAGATATGGTCTTTGATGGTTTCTTAATTCAGTATTTGCAACAACATGTAGTAGGCTTTGTCGTTCTGGCAATCCGCTTATAGGTTCAACAATTCCATTTCTCTCCCAAAAAGTAGGCGGCGTTATCGTTATTGCACTGCCTATTGATAAGCGACTTGTTCTTTGTGGATTTGTTTCATCTCCATGCAAAAGCAATATAGGATCTTTCTTATACGTTTGGGGTGCCTTTAATGTCTCACGATTGAATACTCCCAAAGGCGGCGCAGTCTGTCCGCTTACTGTTTGAGGCTGAACCGAAACGTTGTTGTACCTAGTTGAGAACTCTGTCCCTGCCGTACCAGCAACAGCCTGTAATCCTATTGTTAATTGATAGTCATATGGTTGTTGTGATATCTCAAAATTAACCCTTATCTGGTTTGAAAAATCAGAGGCTTGATAATCTATAACATAAAAGTTTCCGCTTTGAACCCATCCATTGGCAGCAGTGTAAAAATTACCGAAATTATCAGAAAGCCTAAGCCCCAAATAACGCCTACCCAATGCGCTAACAGCCGAATACGATAGCAAATCAAAACTTATTACTACCTTTTGATTTGCCCTAACCTGTACGGTTGTATTGTTATAAATAAATCCACTGCCTGATCCGTTGGTGTCAATAACCAAGTAATGATCGCTCGTAGCAAGACCAGTTGTTTGATCTATTCGTGTTTCACTGTGCGCTGAACCTCCATCACTCGCTACCCAATGATTGGGTAATGCTGGAGGTATTGCATCGTCAAAATCTCCATTCAGCAACGCATTAGATGGATAGCCATATTGGTAATATGCAGTCGATAGCTTAAGAGCCTTTGCGGTTTCATCATTGGCATCTGTAGGCTGTAAATCCCTATCTATACCTCCCGCAATAATGGTATTACCCAACGTAACGAAACTGTCCGTAGTTCCCTCTGCTGTATATCTCCATGCCTTAACGTTGCCCGTACTTTTTTCCAAAACATTAACTATCTGCCAATAGCCATTCCATTGGTGCAACCTAGCAGACCAATGTTCAAGAATAGAGCGTAACACCTCTAAACAGCTAAACGGATTACCGTCTGCGTCGAGGTATCTTGCCGTATCTCGGTAACATTGTTGCATCGGGCCAAAAGCTCTATCCATCGCAACCTCATAGGTGTTAACACCCGTAAGTAATGGTAAAGATAATCCTGTTTTGGAAAGGCATATTTGAATTAAATCAATATCTGACATAAAGCCCTTATATGTTACCCCGTCCGATTTGGCAAATGGCACATCTTCCAAAGTTCCCACTGCGTCAGTAATTTGAACCGATACATCGTATGGCTTGCTAGCATACGGTTCGCTACAGCTATCTGGAATAAGCCAACCCGTAACATTGAAAGTTCCCGTTAGCGTTACTTTCCATTCCCTTTCATCCGCTGTATATAAAGATTGTAGTTCAAAAGAATCTACAGCCTTGATATTAACCGTCATGGAAAGCCCATTTATTGGTTCTTGCTTGTAATCGCCCTTATCTTGAAACTCGAATGTTATAGGCTCATCGTCATGACCAGAAAATATAATAGGCGTAACATCGGGTACGGGATCTGTGTCGAGCATTCTTTTTGAAAACTCGATAATATTATCCGTTCCATCTGGTGAACAAAAGTTACCCCTATAAATTACGTTGTATATGTTGGCCATTTATCCTTGTCTTTTTAAATCTTGTTGCGCTTTCCTTGTAATGATAACCAAATCCTTACCCCTTAACACGGTTTCGCTTTCCAATACTATCGTGTCTCTCCTAGAATTATTCATAACATTTCCAGAAGCATCCGTTTCGCCCAAAAGGTTTTTTAACTTGCTAAGTGGCGCAACGACTTCTGGATCTGATTTGGCTCCTGCATATTCACCCATTAGCCCTAAAGTAGGGCCAGAAATAATACCTCCATTAGCAAAGGCGGTAACGCCACCTTTTCCGCTCGATTTTCCTTGTCCGCTAACAAAAGAAGATATAGCACCAGCTGCCACCTTTAAGGCTATACCCGCTGCTATAGCGGCTGGCCCTGCTATTAATCCTGCTCCAGGCACCAATAATGCAGCATCTAATTGAGACTTGATTAATGCAGCTACGCCATATTCAATTAATAAATCTCCAAACTGCGAAAGAAACCCCCCAAAGCTAGATAATAACGAAGTACCGATAGCAGCTAACACGCTTGAACCGTTTGCCAAACTTTCACCTATTGCCGTTCCAACCTCTCCTATTGACTTAGAGGCTATTTGCGCTTGACCTTGTAAAGATAAAAAGTCTTCCAATGCTTTTTTAGTGCCTTGAAAGTATTTTTCGAAATCTTCCTTTATCTTTAAGCTTTTTATTAAATCTTCTACACCTGTAACCTCTACCAAATCGCCTAAATCTAATTGCGCCTTAGTTCCGTCTAGCTTTATTTTTTCTGGTGCTTTTACGGTTAATGCTCCAGGTGCGTTTATTGCCGATAATTTCTTGAATAAATCCTCAAATATTTTATCTGGGTTTTCGGGCAATTCAAGGTCTAAAGCCTTTAACTTAACTGTAGTTTTTTTATCTGGCTTTCCCCCTGGACTAGCGAAATTGTTTGGGATACTAGCCCCCGCAATTACCTCATCGGTTATTTTTTCTTGTAACCGTAAATCTTCTTGTTTTAGGTTGTTAAAGTTCTTTTGGAGCGATATCTGTTCTTCTAGTAAATCCTGCGTTTCCTTACTACCGCCTAAAGCAGCGGCATAACTCGTATCTGACTTTCTTGATTTTTGAATAGCAGCATCAATATTTCTTATCTTGTTTAGAGTTTCCTCTTCTGCTGTAGCATTACTACCAATTTTTTCACTTAAGGCCCTTGCTTTTGCTGAAGATATTATAGATGCGGTTAAAGCTATGTAAGCCCCGTTTAATGAATTTGTAGCCTTTTCCTCAAACTTGATATTGCCAAAATAATCTGGATATATCCTTTGAATTTCTTCGTAAGCTTCTTTTCTTTTCTTTAGTGGCAGATTTACGTTTTGATATATATTCATCAAAACATTTAATTGCGCTATTTCTTTAGCTCCGTTTTCTGTTCCCTTTAATAAAGCTCCAGAAACACCATCCAAAGTATCTATATAATCTGTTGCACTTTTCTTTGCGTTATTAAGCTCCTTGTTCGCTTTCTGCTGATACATTGTATACAATGTAATTGCAGAAGTGACTACAGACAATGCGATGCCAATACCAGCAGGTCCTAATAGCGATTGCCCTAAAGCTCTAAACGCGGCTCCGTTACTCCCTGTTTCAACCCTTAGACGTTGGAAACTTTCTAATAATGGGTTTAAGTTATTCTGAATACCAATAAACCCAAACGGCGCATCCTGTACAACCCTGCCCAGGTTTGTGAGTGCATTCGTAGCCTGATTGGCCCCGGTCTTTAATCCTGTAGCTAATGAATTCCCAACCTGATCAACAGTCGGCGTAATAGTTTTTAATGATGCGTTAAAAGCCTGAATGCCTTTAGTTGTATTTGCAAACGGAGCGGGTATTCTTGCAGCAGCAGCCGATAATGTAAGCAGTGATTTATTAGCCTTGTCAGCAACGCCGCTAACAACAAGAAGTTCTTTGCCTACTTTCTCCAACCCTGTTATTGCAGGGTTTACATTCGCCGTTGCTGTTACATCTATATTAGGCATTTTTATTGAAACGTTTGGTTATATTTTTATACCATTCCCGATATTGTTCAGCATCCATATTTACAACCGGGGAATTTTGTTTTGGATCTGATTCCAGCTTCCATAATTGCTCCGGCCTTTTAATCTTTGCGCCGGCAGATGTAAGTATATAAAACGTCTGCAATCTTAGCAACCTGCTGTCATCCTCCTTATTATCAAAATAGCCCTGTACAGCGTAATGAAACGCCTCCGGGCTACTTGTTAATAATTCATGTTCAGTCCAGCCTAATCGTCCTGCGAATTTGTAGCATTCGGCTCTATAGCTATATCCGTCAGGTTTTTTTTTTCAGACTCGGCGGCGGCGGTAATTATTTTTTGATAGGCTGTTGAAGTTTGGAAGGCTTCTAAAACTTTCAGCAAATCTTCATCAGCCATGTTATCAACTTCATCGCAAACCTGCTCAAAGGTCAAGTCTAATTCCTCCTGCTTAACATAAGCATTTGCTTTCAATCCTGCCCAAACCATTGCATAAGCGGCAGTTGATTTATGGCTGTTAATATCGACGGAACTTTGGTACTCTATTAAAGCCCCCTGGTTGAATTTTAAACCACGTTCTTTTCCTGCAAATTGTATTTGTATGTAACTCATATTAGCTGCCCTCAGTGGTTCTTACGGGAACTCCGTTTAATTGTACAGTACCGTTGAATGTTAACGCTGCATCATTTCCGGCAGTCATTGTCAATGCGCTTATTAAAGCATCAACACCGGTGTAGGTGTCTTCACCAGCTAACGGCGTTTCAGGCCCAAAGAACCAGGCAAACGGCGTATCGTTTTCAAACGCATCATTTAAAACACCTTCAGAAACATTATTTGCATCCGGGTTAAAAATAACATTACCGTCCAGCGTGATCGTCCTTTCCTTAACGCCATTAAGTTTAGCGGTGCCACACTTGCTGGAGGCATCAATAACATTTGCGGAACGTTCATATGTATTCGATGTTAAACAAACAACAGTATCGTAACTGTTTCCGGTATTTGTTAAATCAATTCCGAAAACATACCGTTTACCGTTTGTGGGATTATTTGCCATGACTTTTATTTTTTATAAAGTTAATAAGAAATTAGATGTGAAAAAATTAAATTCCTGCTGATGTAAACACGCCCGGCCAGCTTGCC